CGACACCCTGGAAGCCGCGATCCTGTGGGAAGGCGCCGCGCCCGGTGCCGATCCCACGGAAGCCGCTCGACAGCAACGCGGTCATGCCGAAGTTGCTGTTGCTGTTGGTGATCGTGCATTCGCCACCACTGGCCGTCCAGTGGTGAACGCTGTGCCCGATCACAAAGCACGACACCTCCTGAATGATGGCGTCGTTAATGCACTTGAAGCCGAAGGACCGCCAATCGTCGGCATAGCAGCCGGTTTCGGCGTTATACGCGCCGCCGACACGCAGCCGCACGTTGTTGATGTCGGCAGCGATGTAGTCGTTGTAGGAGCCCGGCACCTGCCACGTACCGTTCTGCCAAAGCTGCCAGGCGTTCATGTCGCGCTGGAGTACCACCTGCGTGTACTGCGCAGTCACCATCGACTTGAAGCCCGACACCTGCGAGCCATCGAGGAAGATCCCGCACATTCCGTAGTCGGAACGCACCGAGCACGAGAACACGTAGGAGCTGGAGCCCACCGTGGTATCGACCTCAGGGATCGGCGCATCCGGGTAGGGCGCCACGATCTCGATTTCGCCCGGCATCACCTCCGGCGCCGCGGCCAGGCCGAACGCCACGCCGACCTTCCGGTAGAGCTCCGCCAGGTCGGCATCCGAGCAGAACCCGAACGTGTGCAGCAGGTGGTGGCTGGAGCGCACCTGCTTGTTGTCCTTGAACGTGAAGGTGAAGAAAAAGCCGCCGCCGGTGGTACGGAAGATCGCGGCACGGCCTGCACTCGGGCTACCGCCGCTGGCGGGCACATAGGCCGGGCGGATCACGGTCTTCCGCAGATCGAGGCCCAGCACCGACACGCCGCGAGGCAAGATCAGGCCCGCCGTGGTGGCCGCGTTGAAGGCCACCAAATCGTCCGCCGTGGGCTCGTGGCCGTCGGGCCAGGCAGTGACCCCTGGCAGGCCCTGGCTGGGGCGGTTGTCGGCCAGGTGCTCACCGTTGGCCACCGAGATCACCACCCGGTCATAGATGTCGTTCCCGACGCCCGCCACGATCGAGATGCGGGCCACCTCCAGCAGCGCACGGGCCAGCGTGCGGAACGGTGCGAACGGGCTGTAGCCGCATTCGAGCTGCTGGTTCAGCAGCGGCGGGTTCACCGCGTCGTTGGCGAAACCGAGCCGCACGGTGTCGCGCCCGATCACCGGATCCACGAAGATCACGAACTGGCTGGTGAGCAGGCGCTGAGCCAGCTCCATCCCGGCCTCAGGCGCGAAGTCACCTGCACCCATCGCCTGCCGGATGGCGCCGATGGCGGAAGCGATCTGGCGGCGGAACTGCCCTTGGCTTACCCCGATGTCAGCGGCGGAATCAGCCTCAGTGGGCAGAAGCAGATTGGCCACTGAGCCGACGCCAGGATCGAGGGAAGTCTACGAGTAGCCGGTCCTCAGGGCAATCTCGCCAGTGGTGGCGAAATTGATGGTGCCGGTAGTGTAATCGACAGCCCGTACTGACACACCGCTGCGCACCATCAGGATGTCGGCTTCATAGTAGAAGTCGCCGGGAAGTATGCCTTTGCACATGTCGCCATCGCGCTGCATCGAAACCCAGAACTCGGCGTGAGCCTTGCAACCGCGCTGGGTAAGCAGAACCAGCTTGAGCAGATCGCTCGAATCCCAGTCTATTGCACGGCGATCGACGTAGAAATTCAGCGTGCCCGTAGCGGTGACCAACGATTTCACCGCTTCGCCGAACTTGACGCCAACTGGCGTGGTGTCGATGGCGGCAGCGTCCGTATCAAATGACCATTCCTGCAGGTCGCACACGAACTCCCAATGTGGAGCGCACACATCACCCAGGCAGCCGCTGCAGTCGCCCCAGGCGTAGTTGCGAATCACCGCATTGGCATACTCCTTGGTGCCACGTGCGAACAACAACATCCGGCCCCAGTCGTAAGGCTCGATCGGCAGGCGGTTCACCGGATTGCCGATCAGCGCATCACGCTGACTCAGGTAAAAGCTGTAACGGCCAAGCTGATCGACGTGCAGAAACACCGTGCGCTGCACAATCAGCTTGCCCGTCACCTGCTCGTAAAAGTAAGCGGTATCATCCTGCCGGTAGAACTTGTCAGTGTCGTCGGCGATGTGCTGACGACTCTGGCCTACCTTCCACCGGAAGCCGCCGACATACTGCGCTGTGCCCTGCGGGTTGTCATACAGCGGCAGCCCGTCTTCATTGAACAGGACAACTTCATCGCCCGACCAGAACGCATCGCTACCAACCCGCAGGCTGTTGGTGCGTTGGTGGAGAGTCTCCGGGCCAAGCGTCAGCGGATCCGGCGCCTCGCGCAGCAGCGTCAGCCGTCCATCCTGGCCAAGCAGTGCCATCAGAAGCTGCCTTGCATCCCGCCCGACAACTGGAAGGTCACGCTGGCGGATTGCGTGTCGCCCACAGCCACCGATGCACCCACATCGGTCAGGAAGCCCTTGGCACGCAGCGCCTGGCCGGTGAACCGATCGAACACGAACTCGACATCGTGCTTCGTCTCCGGCGTGAAGATCGAGTTCAGCAGCTCCCGCCCGGCCTCATCATCACGATCGAGCAGCAGCGTGGCCTGGCCCGTGGCCCCGAACAGGCCCTGCACATAGGTGCGGCTGTCGTCACCTACACAGGTGTCCTCCAGCGCATCCCGCCTCATGCTCACCGCATAGTTGCGGACCTTGGCAACAACCCGGCCACGGAACCGCAGCGCCCCGCTCGATCCCGTCAGAGTCGCCATCAGACCTCCAGCCTTCCCTCGAACTCTACCGAGACCCGCACGCGGCCTCTCATCACCGGGCTCACTCTCGGCTCGGCGGCATAGAACCACGACAGGCCCTTCGGCATCTCGGCAGCCACTTCCTCGTGGCCACGAAAGAACGCCGCCGGAAAAACGATCGGGCGGGCGCCACTGAACGTGTCGTGGAACTGCCGGATCGTCGCTGCACCGTCAGCCGAGCTGCACTGGAACTCCGCGGTGAGCCTCGCGCCCACCGGGACTGAGCCGAACAGGCGCGTGCGGGTGGCCCCGCTGATCGAGCGCGATTGCTTTGTCGGGTGGGCGCCGGGCGTGATGGTCAGATCCGTCGGACAGGTGAGCGGAACGGCGGGGAGCACCATCAGACCCGGCCCTCGATGATCCAGCGGCTCTCATCATCGAACCTGTCCGCATACAGGCTGTAGCCCTGCGCATCAACCGGGAACTCGATCCCTTCCACCTCGACCTCCCCTTCCTCGTTGAGCCGCACCGACATCGCCTTGTAGGTGAGCGCCTTGGCATCAGTCTGCCGCAGGCAGAACACCGAAGCCGCAGGCGACGACCGCCCGCCCGCCACGGTGATCTGTCGTTCCTCGATCACGTTGGCGCCCGTCTCCCAAAGCAACACGTCGTAGGTGCCATCGGCCAGGGGTGGCCAGGCGGTGACTGCACCGTTGGGGGCAATCACACCGTTGGCCGGTGCGTCGTAGCGGATCGTCTCAAGGCCAATGGCGAAGCACCGGCCAGGGATGATCGCTCCGGCGTGCGGCCAGGTGCGGAACCTGCAGACGCTCTGGGCCAGCAGTGGCGACAGGCACCGGACCTTCCCCACGTCGATCGCATGGCGCTCACTGGTGCCGAAGTCGGTTAGGTCGATCCGCACCAGTTGGGCATCATCCGGCGTGCCCACGGCGGCCACAGTGACCTCACGGATCAGCGGGAACAGGGATCGCTGGCCCAGCGACACACTCTCGCGCTCCTGGCGCCACCGCACCGACACGCGCACCGGCAGCCGATCGCCCAGCTCGGCGGTGCTGTACTCGAACGAGTCCTCGACGATGTTGCCGCTGGTGAACAGCGCCGTGATGGGCTCGGGCCGGTCCAGGTAGAACGCGGGCTGCAGCACAATCTGCCCGTTCCGGGTCACCAGGTCGAGCAGGAAGTTCGCCGCCGTCTCTTTCCCCCACACCCGGCGGTTCAGCGGTTCGGCTTGCGCCAGGTCACAGAAGTACCGGCGCTCGTAATTCCAGTTGGCCGCCTCGACGAAGCTCGGCCAGTCGATCTGCCGTGGGTTGAGCGTGCCCTTTGCCCGGTAGGCCGGGTTGGTGAGCATGTCGGCGTAGACCTCAGGGAACAGGTGCGTGCCGCCCAGGCCCCGCAGCACCGGCACGCTGACCTGACTCAGCTCCTGCACCTCTGGCCCGGCGCGGAGGTTGATGCCCACCGTGGCCAGATCGTCGTATTCCGGCGGTTCGTCCAGCTCGTCGAAGATGTTGACATAGACGATTTCATGCTCGGGACCGCTCTGCACCGAGGTGCTGATCTCGCCATACATGAAGATTTCAGCGAGTTTGGCCCAGCCATCGACATTGCTGTTATCGACTTGCCTGATTCCCAGCTCGTCGTCGTTCTCGAAGTAGGCGCTGCGAAAGGTGGCCTGCGTGTTTGGTACCGACAGGCCGGTGAACCAGATCCGCAGCCCTGCACCCTGTACCTCCCGTTCCGGTGCACGGAAGTCGAGTACCTCTAGCGGGCGGTTTGAGATTCGCACCTCCCACCCAGATACCGGCACCAGTTGGTATTCCCAGTCAGCGTCGTAGGGAAAGCAGATCCGCAGGTAGTTGTAGACCGGCTTTTGTGTGATCGAGCGGATACCGAACAGTTGCTCGCACTCGGCAAAATCATTGTCGGTGCCAGCCTCGCGGTAACGCAGGCGGTTGAAGCTGTAGCGTTCCTCCGGCACCTGGAGTACGCCGCCCTGGAACCGCACGCTCTTGAACGGCTCATCAGAGTCGTTGACATCGCCCTCGTAGCTGAGGCAATAGCGTTCGTCGATCTCGCTGAAACTCCAGCTCGTAGAAAAGTTGTAAAGGCCATTGATCTGCATGCCAACAGCACTGCGAATACCGACTTCGATGATCCGCGCCTTGCGGCCCAGCACGACGCTGGCGATGGCGACCTTGAACAGTTGGCCGCTGTTCGTCGCGGTGTTCCGTGGGCCTTCGACTGGCTTGTAAGAATCGTTCTGATTGAAAGGCGGCTGGTTGGTGGTGGCACCTGCGCTCAGTACGCGGAACCGGGCTGATACGCCGATGCCACGCCCCACCGGATCGGTCTCGATGTCGCTTACAAACTGGTGCTCGTCACGCTCCACGCAGACCACAAGCGCGGTACCAAGCAGGTATCTCTCACCAATGACAATGGCATCGTCATAGCCCTTCTGTCTGCCTGCGATCGACTGGCCGACATCGGCACACGATGCCTCACCGTCCGGGCCGGTGACCCTGTAGCGGAACTCATGCTCGCCGTCTGTGCGCTCGTCAATGCGCAAATCCACAAAGTCACCAACCTGCATGGTGAACACACCATCAGGTCGCCCCGGAAACCACACCCGCCCATGAAATGCCGCCTGGTACTTGTAACGCTGCACCTTCTCCTGTGCATCGGCCTCGCATTTCACCTCGTAGTTGTCGCCGTTGTCGCGGCTCTTGAGGAAGATGCTGGTCGCAGGCCGGAAGCTCGGGTTCACCCGGTAGGTGAGGCAGCTTCCGATCGGCGCGTAGAGCCCGAACGCCGTCTGCGTCGATGGCCGCCCGGTGCTGCACGTCCAGGGCCGGTAGACGCCGTTTTCGTCCGGCACCTGGAAGATGTCGCTGGCGCCGCGCCGCTCGAAGTTGCCGTCGTCCTCGGCGGCATCCACACCGGCGACGTGGTGGCTGCTGTCCAGCCGCCCGCCGGTGAGGTTGGCGTAAATGGCGATCTTGCTGCTGAGCTGTCCGCCGACGTTGAAGCCATAGCCGGTGAGCAGGTTGTCGCCGATGGCGAACTGTTGCGCGTCGATTTCCTCGATCCCGCCCTGGCCCAGCAGGAACATGCCCCGGAACATCTGATTGCCGCCTTCGCTGAGCATCTGCGACCAGAGCAGGTTCGTGTTCACCCGCACGCCGCCGTAGGCCACGCCGTCGATGATCTCGCGCCTGGCATAGACCATCGGCACGATCGAGCCCAGTTCGACCACGTTCTGCACGCTGCCGAACCCGGACTTCGCGGAGTAGGAATCGCCGCGGACCAGGTTCTGCCCGTCCACCTCCTTCGTGCTGGTGCGCGGCGCGTCCTTCGTCTGGGGCCGCGGCATCAGGAGCGTGGCCGCCACCGTCAGCGCCACGCCGATCGCCAGGTTGATGATGAAGCCGACGAACAGCGCCCCGAAGATCAGCGCCTTGGGGCCGGGCCGGGCGGCCTCCACCCTGGTGAGCTGATCGGCAGCCTCCAGGAACTTCCGGTACTCGGCTGCCGTCACCCCGAGCAGGCTCATCACCTCTCGGTCCTGCGGCATCAATGGACGGGCGCGAAGACGTGGGGTGAGCATCAGAGGAATGAGATGGCGCCGCTGGGCGGAAGGTTGCCGACCAGCTTGCGCGTCAGCACGCGGGCCGGGATCTCAGCATCGCGGGCATCGAGCGGGCTGCCGAGCGTCATCACCAGCTCACGCAGATTCTGCTTCCAGCTCGTCACCACGTAGAGCTCCTCCAGCCGATCGGTGGTTTCGGCCAGCGTGTCGGGATCGAGCCAGACCGTCCATACCTCGGCCAACCACCGCTCCTTCGCCGCCTTCTCTGCTGTCGCCAGCATCAGGTCGGTAACGACGAACACCAGTGCTGCTTCGGAGTTCGCAGCATCGAGCGACACTTCCGCGCCGGTGTAACCGAACCCGGCATGAAGGTAGGTGCGGCCCTCGTAGAAGCGCAGCGGATCGGCGTGCGGGAAGTTGTGGATGCTCAGACCCGTCTCGGCGCCGTCGGCGTCCAGGAAAGTCACGTAGGAGGCCAGGGCATCCATCAGCGCATCTGAGCCCGGAAACCAGGATCGCGCTTCATCGAGCGGGTAACGAGCGCCTGGCCGCGCTTCGCGCCATTCTTCTCAGCCGCGGCCATCCCGGCGACGAACTGATCGCGGGTGACGACATCGAGATCGCCGACGTTTCGCCACTCGATCACCGTGGGGCTGGTGCTGGACTCCCGCAGCGCGGCCTGCTCAGCGGCGGCCTGCTGCAGCACCGCCAGGCCGGTGTTGGCCACGGCGGCAGTCTCCTGGAACGCTCCGGTGGGCACGATGGTGCCGCTGGTGCTCGGAACGAACAGCTCGGGGCCGTACTCGCCCACGATCGACGGCTTGCCCACTGGCGGCATCCCGCCTTGGGCAAAGCCGTTCAGTGGGATGCCGCCGCCGCCCGCACCGCCCAGGCCAAGGCCGAACATCTTGAGGATGCTGAACACTGTCTGCTGCGCCAGGATCTGTGATGCCATGTCAAGGAAGCTGGCGCCGATGTTCTTGAACATGTCGGACAGTGCTTCCTGTGCGTTCTTGCTGCCAGAGGTAACGTCCCTGAACGCACCGCCGAACGCATCACCGATACCGTTCGCTGCACTGATGATCTGTTGCGCGGGGTCAGCAAGCCTGTTCAACTCGATCTGAGCATTCGCCACCTGTTCGGCGATGTCGATGCTGCGGCCAATCTTGGCCTGCTCCATCGAGAACGCTTCATCGCCGGTGAGGTTGAACGCTTCGTTGTACTTCTGCAAGCCACCGCCATACAGGCCACGGCTTGCGCCACGACCCACCATGTCGAACTCACGGATGTTGTTTCCGGCAAGATCGTTACGGGCTTGCTCCTGCTGCACCAGTAGTTGCTGTTCCTTTGTGCGCAGAATCTCCTTCTCAAGATTGTTCCGCTTCTCCAGCGCAGTCAGAATCTGTATGTAGGTTTCCTTGTCAAGATTGCCAGCCTGATACAGACGGATGGCCTCATCCGATGCCGCAAGCAGTGCTTTGTCAATACGCTCGTAAGCCACGGCGCTTTCCGCCTGCAGACGCAGCAGCTCCTGCTGCTGTTCGCTCCTGCTAGTATCAACCGACAGCAGCGCACTCGCGCTATCCAGCTCGTCCTTGGCATTGGTAAGCCGATCCTGAGCGTCTCGCGTACTCGTTATGGCGAGCAGTGCAGCACTTGCCTTAACTTCCTCCAGTCTACGCTGGATCTCCAGCTCTCTCTGCCGCTCTTGGTTGGTCTGAGTTTGCAGCCTGTAGATCGCCGTGAGGTCCTGTATGCCGACACCGGCGGGCGCTTGCGGCAGCGCAGACAACGTGGGAGCAGTAGGTATGGCCGGCGCGGGGCTGATCGCGGGCGCTTGCGCAGCAAGTGCGCCAGGGGCTGCTTGGACTCCGGCAGCAGCGATAGCAGCAGCAGCAGAAGGAATGTACTTGCGAATAACAGAAGTACCGCTTCCAGGTGTAGTTCCATTGCTATCCCTGCCGCCAGCATACGGGTTGCCACCAAGCACGGTTGCGTACATTTGTTGTACGGACATGCCGGGCTTGAAGCCACGATTCTGCAGGTAACGATCAAACAGCACAAGCTGTTGAAGACCGCCCATGTTCTTGATCTGGTCAACAGTCGTGCCAAGCTCTCGCGCCGTGTCAGGCATAACCTGAAACAGCCCAGTTGCCCTGTTGTCTCTCCTTTGGACAGACGTACTACCACCGCTCTCAAACATAAACAGCGAAGCGGTGCTGCCTATCGGCACTCCGTATTTGCGGTCAATGCCAGCAGTGCCCCTGAGCAAGTCTGGGCTCCACTTGCTGAACGCTCCGCCGCCCTGCCCGCTGCCACCGCCAGGGCCAACATCGAAACCACCCAGCTCAGCAGCCGCAGCACGCTTCGCCTCCAGGTTCGCCGCAAGGTCGTAACGCCGCTGCACCTGCTTATACAGGTATTCTTCGATCTTGATTTTGTATTCGCCGATCTTCCTTTCCGTGTTCAGCTCGAACTGGGTTACGTCGCGGGTATAGTCCTCAACCTGGCGATTGATCGCACGCACCCTGTCGGCAACTTGCAGCTCGAACTGGCTGACATCGCGCCTGTCCTGTTGGATTTCAAGCTGTATCTGTTTCTCGCGCAGTTGCAGATTCGCCTCGCCCTCAGAGCGAATACGGATGTAATCACGAATCTTGTCGATGAACTCAGCGCCAGGCCCACCGATGTTTTCGGCACGTTGAGCCAAACCGAGATCCGTGCGCTCGATCGCAAGCTGTGCCCGCGACCGCTGGTTACCTGCCTGCAGGTTCGCCAGCTCCTGCCCACGACGGAAAATCTCGTCTTCGATACTGAGCCGCAACTGAGTCTTCTCAAGCTCGATGTCGGCACCGCGCCGCCGCAGCTCGAAAATCTTGTCTTCGGCCTCGCGCCGCATGTCGATGGCCTCGTTCTCCAGGCCACGCAGCTCGCTCGCCTGCTGCCGCCGGTAGTCGATCGCCTTGGTCTGACGATCGAGCCCGCCGAGCTGCTGTTCGGGCGTAAGCGGAACCGAAGGTAGCGGCGCATTCCTGTCGCGTTTCTGACGTTCCGCCTCTGATTTGGCATAGAAGGGATCCAGTATCTTCCGCCACGATTCGATGCCATCCGCAATCGTCTTGATGACACCAGGCGCTGTTTCGCCGATGTCGGCGAAAAACTTGTTGATTTCAGTGAGCGCAGGCGACAGTACGGTAGCAAGCGTCGCCGATGTTTTCTGATTCGCCTCGTCAAGACGCTTGACCTCCTTGGCGAGCAACAAGATGTTCCTAACGCCAGTGTCACCGAGCTGTGCTCGAAGCGAGTCGAAAATTGCCGTCTGAGCCTCAGTAGCACGCCCCAGGCCGACAAGTTGCTGAACTGCAAACGTCAGGCTGTCACCAGTCCTGAGCCCGGCAGTGTCCATCGCCTGGAGTGCTGCCGTGGGATCTTTCAGTGACTTGCTGAGTTCGCCCAGGCCCGTATTGATCTTGTCGAACTGCGTGCCGATCAGTGAACCGACGATGCCACCCGCGAAGCCGCCGCTGCCGCCCACCGCACCGCCCAACAGGCCGCCGAGTGCACCGCCAGCACCAGCACCGCCGCCCTGGCCAAACAGCAGCGGGAAGCCGCCACCAATCAGGCCCGAGCCCACGATCTCCCGCGCCCTGCCGCGAGCAGCCGCACGCGCTTGAGTGCCGCGAGCTGCAGCCTGCTGCGCCCGAGCAGCAGCCCTTGCCTCGGCCTCAAGCGCCAGCGGGCTGCCGGGGAAGTTCACGCCGCCGCGGACCGGCGACGAAATCGCATTGCGGATCTCGCTTCTGCGGATCGCCTCCTGCCGCTGGCGGAAGCGAGCGATCTGCTGTTGATCGGCGCGGAGATTCTGTGCATCGGCACGCTCCGCTTGCCGCTGCCGCCGCTCCGCCGCTTCCAGCGCGAGCGGACTGCCGGGAAAGTTGACACCGCCACGCACGGGAGACGAAATCGCATTGCGCCGGGAGTTCCTCAGCGCGTCTTCCTCGGACCTGAGACGCTGCTTACCGAGTGCAACCCGCGAAAGCGTATCGTTCAGCTCCTGGCTGCGAGCTTTCCTTAGCTGCTGTTCAAGCGCAATCGGACTTCCGGGGAAGTTGGCGCCACCACGAATCGGCGAAGCAATACCGTTGCGCAGCGCCGCACGTCGTTCTGCTTCCAGCGCAGCAGGGCTGCCAGGGAAGTTGGCGCCACCTCGAACCGGCGAAGCAGCAGCGTTCTTGATAGTTGCGTTCAGTGCATCCGCTTCCGCCTTGAGCCGCTGCTTACCAAGCGCAACCCTGGCGAGGGTATCGTTCAGCTCCTGATCGCGGGCTTGCCTTAGCTGCCGCTCGACGGCAATAGGGCTTCCGGGGAAGTTGGCACCGCCGCGAACAGGCGAAGCAACAGCGTTCCGAATCGCCTGCTTGCGCTGATCTTCAAGTGAGCGCGTGCGCTGCCTTTCCAGCGCAACACTGGCAGCACTTGCTCTTTCGTTCTCCCTGACGGCACGCTGCTGTGCGGCACGATCGAGCCGCTCCTGCCGCCTTGTCGCCTCGGCAGTTCGCTTCGCCGCCTGCTGCTGCAGTTCGGCGAACCTTGGGCTACCAGGAAAAGCAGCACCGCCTCGGACCGGCGAAGACACTGCGTTCCGGCGAGAGGCCCGCAACGCGTCTTCCTCGGCCTTCAACCGTTGCTTGCCAAGTGCAACCCTCGAAAGGGTGTCGTTCAGCTCCTGGTCACGAGCAGCCCTTAGCTGACGCTCAACAGCAATAGGGCTTCCAGGGAAGTTGGCACCGCCACGCACTGGTGACGAAATCGCATTGCGCAGCGCATCACGCCTTGCGTTCTCAAGCGCAACGGGACTGCCGGGGAAAGCAGCCCCGCCACGAAGCGGAGAGACAATAGCGT